CCACCTGTCGATACACACCAGCGGTACATACCACCAAACTCCCCGGCCAGCGGAGCATGTGCCATATCACCGCACTCGCGGCTACCATACTCGTCTTGCCAGAACCATTCGCCGCTTTCAAAGCCACCTTCGAGTGCTTCTCATTCAAAGCTCCCAACACCTTCTCCTGCCACGCATAGGTATCACGCAGGCCAAGCATCATCTTAGGGAAGTTCTGCAACTGCTGAGCCTCCTCCAATAGCTTACGCTGCTTCCAAGCAGGGATATGCGAACCCATGCCGAGTGAAGAGGATTTCTTTTTCTTAATTTGCTTGACTGCCATAAAATTGGTTGTGGGAGGGAGAGGGGGTATAAGGTAACACCCACCCCCCACCTGGGTGGTCCCCCTCCCCCGTGGTGTATTGCTATAGCCGCTTATTCGTATACGCTATCCTATTTAGACTGCCCTCCGAATGCACCAAGCAGATTACCGCTAATTGATAATTCCTTGCCACCTTTCCCAGTATGTTCTAGCGATGCGCGAGCAACGTAACCACGGGTTCTTTCTAGTAACCAAGCGGAGCCTTGCCAGCCGTTGCTTGCGGAGCGCACTACGCTTGCAAGTTCAAGCTCCCCTTGAAATTGCGCTTCCCGTATCTGGTCAGCAAAGGAAGGGTTCCTGATCAGGTACTGAGCCCAAGTGTTCCCACCATCATGGAACCCGCAACCGATTGCGATGCGCTCCGCAGGGATTCCCAAGCGTGCGGCCTCGATTGCTCTTTTTACCTGATCCGTCGAAAGGGTTTTCTGCGGTCTCCCAATCTTCCCTCCCTTGCTTCCTTTTCTCGTTTTTCCTTCCTTCACCTGGACGATTTCCATGGGTTCACTTTGCGCCACAAAGTATGCCTGAGAATTCATTTTCCCCTTTCTGTCGTTTTCCGTTGCAAAGCATCGCATCCCGTTGCAATCTACTCCCGTGAGCCGATGATCGGCTCCGTCAAACACCATGAAAAAATCCCATAAACTCCGTGCGTTCCTAGCGTTTCTCGCGTTGAACGCTCTCCTCCTCCCGATCCTTTGGCTTCTGGCCGATGCTTTGATCGGAGGTGCAAATTGAACGGCTTTGTAATCCACGAGGATGAGTCCCGTGTCGTGATCGCGACTGGCTTCTCAACCCGTTCGGACAATCGGAAAACCGGCGACATGATCCAAGTGTGGATCCTTGTGAAGCTTGTGGACCCCGTCCAAGCGATCAAGGAAGGGTTGGACCGTTTGATTTGTGGTTCATGCGTCCACCGAGGCGACGGGACCGGCGGCGGGCGTTCGTGCTACGTCAACGTAGGCCAAGCTCCTCAAGGGATTTGGCGGGCATGGAAAGCGGGCAATTATCCCTTGCTGCGCAGTCTCGAGGTGTTCACTGGCCGCAAAGTCCGATTCGGCGCATATGGTGACCCCACGCATATTCCTTTGAGCCTTGCGCTCGCGATCGCGGGTGTCGCTTCTGGTCACACGGGCTATACGCACCAGTGGAGAAAACCTTCCTTGCAAGCTTGGCGTTCCATCCTAATGGCCAGTGTAGACACCACGGCCGAGTTGCTTATCGCCCGTTCCATGGGCTGGTCAACTTTCCGTGTGACCCCGGATCTAGACCACCATAGTTTCGAGACCCTTTGCGCTTCGGAACGCTCCGGGACCGCATGCACCGATTGTCTATTCTGCGACGGGTCCCGAAGCGGTATCCTTTCAATCCATATCCCGGCCCACGGGACCGGAAAACGACACTTCGTTGATATGGCCAAATTGATCGCTTGAATTCCCCGGCGAGTCCATCGGCAACGGTGGATTCTGCGGGCAATTGATGCCCTCTCAAACTATGCAATCCATCCAAACCAAATACCTACCCCCCACGGACACCAAGGGGGCACGCATTAAAGCAACCTGCGAAAGGGGAACCCGTACAATCCCCTACCCTTACGAATTGTCGGGTGATTCCGTGCATCGGGAAGCCGCCCTTCAATTGATTGAGCGATTCGTTGCCGAAGATTGGAAGGAGCGGTCCACCCCCCCATCGCAGAACCCGTGGAAGCGGGCTTTTGTCACAGGTTCCCTTCCCGATGGAACAATGGCCCATGTCTTCCTTTGAACCTATGAAAACCGCTTTCGATCTCATTCAGCGGGACGCCTTCAAGTTTTCCGTGGGCCGAGCGATCTTCTGTTGTCATCCCGACTGCGGGGTAATTCTGGACTATCGGCGGGCTGTGGAACTATCCGCTTGCAAGGGTGAAAAGTACGTTTCGGTGAAGGTGTTTTGCGCCGATTGCGCCGACCGAGTCCGCCCGATAATCGAGGAGAAGCTTGTTCCCCTTGGCATGCGTCTCGAGGTCATCGATGGAAGGAAGTTCCGATGAAACCCCTACTCCGCGTACTAGGTTACCTCGCCTTGTGTCTACTTTTCACCCTCCTTCTCATTCTATCGGCTCTCGCCGGTAACTAATCCAAGCCAATCGCCACGCCCCGTAGGTTCACCCCTGCGGGGTTTTTCTTTGCCCCGATAGTGTCCATCGCCCGACCGCTTTTCCCTTCCTTAGTAGGCCATTCCTTCCTTCGATGGTCCCCTCATTCGCCAGGTTATTTGCATAGCACTCCAAGGTAAGACATCCCATGTCCCACCCCGTTACATCCCCTGCGACCCCTCCGGTATCATCCCGAAATCTGTTTCGGGATCATGCGGTCTCATGGTGCGGTATTCCAGATTCTCCATACGCCATACGGAATTCGGAATTCGGAAATCCAGAATCGGAAATCGGGAAATCCGGAATCATGGTGCGGTCGAGTAGGCCAATCCAAGCAGTCCTGTTCTAAGCGACGATACCCCCATTCCGCTCCCCACACACCATCCAGCAATCAAACGCGATCCTAGGGCCCTTCCCGCTCCAGCAATCCACATCCTCCATCCTCCATCCAACCCAATACTTCGCAATCAGTGGGAGGGTTTCGAAAAACCGCAGCCGCAGCGGGGGCGTCAGTCCCCCAGAGCGTCGCGGCGTTTGCGGTTTTTAACTCCCTTATTAGAGGGAGTGTAAGTCTCCCTCTAAGGGAGAGTAGCAGGGGGGATGCTAACTTTGTGGGGTGGGATGCAAAATCAACATTCCTTTACATTGACGCGGAAGCCTACACGATGCATTCTGTTCTTGCTATGAGTTATCTCGACAATGGTTCCACGCTTCGGTCGATGTTCCGACTGATGCCCCCGCAACGCCACGATGCCGACCCGGACAAGTCCGAGGTACTGGCCTACATCCGAAAGAATCTTGCCTGTGAGTTGGGTCGGGCGATCCGGGCTTTCAATTCCATGAGGAACAAGAAGTCCCAGGTCATAGTTTATGACATGGTTCATAGGCAGTGGCGTGGTTGTGACTGGGTTCCGCCGGAGGATGAGGATCGGGTGTCGTTGCTCTTGAGGATGGTCAATGACCTGAAGCGTGATGTTGCGTATCTGAAGACCTCGGTGAAGAAGCATGAACGACTCATTGGCCAACTCGAAAGGAAGCGTTCGAGCAAGCGCGGTGGGGATGAGGAGCCTGAGCCAGAGCCTGAACCCGCCATTGATCCCGAGGTCATGGAGGCAGAGAAAAGGGCCTCCGAATGCCGCAAGGCTATGCAGAAGGCCCGTGAAACGATTGAGGATGATGAATGGTTTAAGGCTATGCGCGACGCCTTGGCTGAGGGCGATAAGGCTTCTCCTTCTTCAGCTCCGCTCCCGTGAACGCTAGGGGGTTGGACTCTTCCCACTGGATGCCGGTGGCTGAGTGTTGAAGATTGAGAATGGGAGACGGGAGTCCAATCCTCCCTCCCCGCTTGCAGAAGGCGAGCTGAAACCTTCTAGGCTTGAATTGGCCTACTTCATGGAGAACCGCTATCTCCCGCGCCCAGTTGGCGAGTTCGGAGGAGCCGAAGCCTGAGTGGGCGAGTTCCATAGTGGTGAGTGGTTCTCCGTTCTCCTTGCGCTGAGGCTTGGAGACATGGTGCATCCAGATCCATGCGACCTTGGTCTCGTGGAGGATGGGCTGGAGCTTGTTGCGAAGGAATACGCTGACCTCGGACTGATCGCTGAGGTCTCCGCCGAAGTAGGAGAACAATGGATCGGCCACTATGAGATCCAGCTTTGACTTGTGAATGAACCGGCGGGCGTAGGCTAAGAATTGTTCCCCGGTGCGGATGGTCTCGGTGCGGAACTCCAAGTTCTTCTGGAGCTGGTTCATCTGATCGAGACTGAATCTCTTATGCACCACCCCGCGGAATGCTTCGGCGAGGTCACCTTTGTCGTTCTCGGCCTGGATGACCCCAATCTTCAATGGCTTCACCGGCTTTATCCCGAAGAAGTCGAGGCCGAGGCACCAGCGGATGACGATCTGCATCATCAGGCTGGACTTCCCGATCCCGGTACCACCGCTGACGATCATGGAGGAACCGCGGGTGATCCATCGATTGCCGATCAGGTTATCCGGATCGTTGTCCGGATCGAAGTCCATGAGGTCTTTGACCGTGACGATGGTGGACTGATCCTCATCGGTCTCGCGGGCGGTAAGCCAATCCTCCCATGAGTTTGCGCCTAGGTTAGTGGCCAACAACTTCTGCTGCGATTCGCCCCTCCATGCTCCGGGGAGCCGTGAGAACCGTGATGGGTTCTTGTTCTTCGGATCGATGCCGGGGATGGAGGAATAGATGAGATCCCGGCGAGCATCCCATTCCTTGCGGGATGGAGCGTCCACCCGGACCCAGCCGTGGATGCTCTTGCCCCCGGAGTCGATGAGAACGCTGATGGGCAGACCGGAGTCGCGGAGGAGCTTCTCCTGCTCGGCCTTGGGTTTGTCATCGAACTCTACCAGGACATGGCGGTACGCGCTGACATCGTTGTCTGAGCCGCTGTAGAGGTTGGGCTTGAACGGGTTGATGCGGACGTAGACTCCTTCGGCTCGGTCGGGTCGGAACAGGATGGAGTCGGGGGAATCGAATCGCTTAATCCAATCCTCGACCGGCAGGAACGATCCAGAGGTCATTGGCTTACCGTCCTCGACCTGCTCGCAGATGCACACCACCTCGGTGGCGGCGAATGCGGATGAGAGGAACTTCTGGAACTCGGAAGCACCAGGTACGGATGTGGGAGTAGGCCGCTTGAAGGTCACACGCGAGAGGTCCATGCCCGCGCTGGTGCTTTGGATCAAGTGGCCCGCTGGTTTGTCGTGGCTCCGGGAGGATGCTTCACGGAGTTTGTGGGCCAGATCCTTGTCGGACCATGGTGGCTGGCAGGATAGGTTCCATTCGGACAACAGGGTCATTGCGTCCCCGTAGCCTAGCTGGAAGCCGTGTACAAGGCCCACGGCGGCGGTGTAGGTGGTTGAATGGCCGTTCTGTCCTGAGACGGCTGGCGGTACTTTGGCAAGCCAAAGAGCCGCTCGTTCGAGCGTTGTCATGTCGTTGATTCGTTGCTGAGTTGGACTGCGGAGGCTATGGCCTGCTTGTTATTACGAACTTGGAGTGGAATTCAGATTCGAGGCGAACGTATATATTGTCGCCCCGGCGATATATGACTACTGGAGTTCGGAGTTCGGCCAAACGGTACTGAGCGCATCCGATGAGTTCGACGATGATTGCTGGGTTGGTTCGGTTGACGAACCAAGTTCTTGCATCTTCCATTTACGTTGTTCCTTTATTGGGTAAGCGATCCATCCGTTGGCAACTCCCCACGATATGATCCGTGGCGCATCTTCGATGAGCTTACGATTCTCCTCGGTGAGTATGGTTCGTTCTTCTTCGGTGATCTTGGACGGCTTCTTGTTGTTTTCCAACCGTGCTTCGTACCAAGGCTGCTCGTGTCGTGGAGTCTTCATGGGTGCGATAGTTTGGCCAACATACAGTTGCAATAGTTGCCTTTGGTTGCGGCGTTACACTTTGGGTGATGCACCGGATTGGAAACGATATGTGCTGTCAGATCCTTTGTGATGGTGACGAGTTCCAGGATTCGAGCTGACGCTTCGGCGCATAGAGCGTTGGCTGCTCCATCGACGGAGCAGATCTCGGTGGAGAGGATGTTGAGTGCGTTTACGATGTCGTGTGTTGAGGACTTGTGCATGGATCAGATTTGTTTGTGGATGATGATTCCGTTGCCCTTTGAATCGGTGAGTTCGACTGACCGAACGTCTTCCAGCTTGGCCAGTGTCTTCAGCATTTCGATGGGGTCATGGGCTTGTGCTACGCAGGTGAGGTGGATGTCTCCATCTCCGTGGATGACCTTGAGGTTGTCTTTGGTTCGATCCCTTAAAACGCGGATGGTCCGCCCCTCGGAGAGACGGACCACCTTGATCGATTCCACTAATGGAAACGAATGTCTGGTCATATTAACTTGTTGCAGTGCGGACAGGTTTTGATTTTACGGAATTCGATTGGCTGAATCCCGGCCCACGCACAGAGATCGTGGTAACTTCGCAGCCCGAAGTTCTTGTACTTGAACGGTCGAACGTCCCCGGACTTGATCATTGTGATGAGTGTCACGGGGTTGTTGACCTTAAGCTGAGTCATCAGCTTGGTATTGCGAACGCTGAGTCCGTTGGTCCACAGGTTCTTGGATTCCTCCTGCCTATTGTGAGCTTTGAGGACCTGATGAACACGTTGCTTGGACATCTTGAGGGTATCCCCGATGACTTGGTAGGTGAGACCTTGCTTACGGAGTTCGGTGACCTTCTCGATTGATTCTGTTAGTTTCACTTTTGGTTTACGTTTCTTCTTCGTGGGTGCTGTGACTACCGGAGCGGGAGTTGGATTGCTCGGTATCGTTTGTTCGCTTTGTGGCACTGCACGCACAGACCGGTCTGAACTGTGCAGCCGCAGCCCAAGCAAGCGGCTAACTCGTGACATAACTGTTTCCATCGTTGTAGTTCCTCTATCGTTTCTTTGTTTTGGTTTTGGTTTTGCTGTTCTTGCGAATGTACCATACGCATGAAATTGAGATCTTATATTTGGCCGACAATTCACGGAGCGTGTAGGTGTGATGCTCCTTGAGGATGGCGGTCTTGATCTCGTCCGGGATCGCCAGCCACCGCCTCTCGATCCGAGGGCTCGGATCTTTGAACGGCTTGACGACGCCCACCATCCGCTCCATTGCCTCCTTGGTCAATCCGAATCTTGCCAGTGTACTCATTTTTCAGTTGGTTGATTTCACGCTCCAGGTTTCGAGCGAAGTCGGGCCAGAGCGCGAGGCGATCTTTGAGCCAGAACTCGACGTATGCATCGGTGCGCGGGGTATCGCTCATGGTTTTAGGTCCCTGCATTGTTTGATCGCATCGTCTATGGCCTTACGCATCATCGGCCACTCCTCGGGGTTGATGCTGATCTTACCATGACCATCAGCGGATTGGCTTACCTCGACGTATTCGCCGCCCCCTTCATCGACGATTTCAATGTCAGTGCATTCCATGGAAAGCATATGGTCGTCGGTGGGTGACAGCACCCATTTGATCGGTCGTAGTTTCATCGTCCCTCCAACCATTTCTTGAGGTCTTGCAGTTCTGCCTCCTTGAGTTCCAGTTCCTTGATCCGCTTGTTGGCTCCGGCCAGTTGCCGCTCCAGTTGTCTTGCGAAACCGATCTTCACAAACTGAGTAAATCCCGCCGTGATGTAGGTCTGTCGGTCTGTGCGCGGGGTTTTACTGACGACCATTTTGTTGGCGTTAACAATATGGTTCACGGCTTGGCCTCCTTTAGCTTTCCGGTTTTTTGATCAACAACACCAAGGGCGATGGCGTTGAAGAGGTGGACGAATCCGCATTGAGCGCAGATAACTTGAACAAACGGAATGTGTCCTGCGCCCTGAATCAGTGCTGCCGGTATTCCATCGTTGTATTCTGTTGTGTCGATTACAGTGTCTAAATTGAGCTGCTTGTGTCCGCAGAATAAGCAGCATCGTTTTACCGGCAAACCGTTGATTGCCTCAAGAAGCACTCTCTTATGTCCTTGGGTTAGGTTCACGGCTTGTCCTCCGTAGTAAATCCGATGCCAGCTTTGTCCCACAGCAGCAGATCGGCTCTCAATGCATCGTTCTCCTGCTCTAGTTGTTTCACTCGATCCTCCAGCTTGCGAGCGTCGATTGCGATTGCGCGGAGTTCGTTTCGATCTGGAGGTAGATCCAAAACTGGAATCATCCTCAGTATTCGTTCTTCAA